GTGTTATGACTTTGATGGCCATAACGGTTATCCGTTTGACTCAAGTCCGTTTGACCGAACAATGTAAGGTACATACAGATGACGCTTACTCTTAGAACCACCAAGCACCTCCGACAACAGGGCTATACAGTGGCCACTGTTGAGTATTACAACTACTTCACCAAGCGCAAGCACGATCTGTTTGGTTGTATCGACCTTTTGGCCATTGGTAACGGTGAGACCTTAGCGATACAGGTAACAAGCAAGTCCAATATGTCCGCCAGAATAAAAAAGATCGAGAACAACGATGCGCTGCCTGAAATGATCCGGTCTGGGTGGCGGATACTTGTGCATGGCTGGTGGAAAAACAAGAGCAACAGGTACGAAGTAAAAGAGTTCGAGTTCTAAGGGTAAACACCTATTCCCAGTGTCACCACAAACCAACACAATAGAGCTGTAAACAAGGAGAGAGAAATGTTCGATAACACAATTTACGCAATCTGCGCGGTGGCAACTTTAACCATCGTTACCTTTGTAGCCCTAGGATGGATCATATTATGAATATTCAAAAAATTTGCCAGACAATGTCGGCACTAGCTGGTTCAGACAGTTTTCCACAGGGTGACAAAGAGTGGTGGATTAACTACTTTTGTGACCCAGTGCTAGTAGAGCGTCTGATCGTCCACATTGCTGAGTCTTACCACTCCTCAGATGAGGATATGAACAAGCTCCTAGATATGGTTGAGGGTCACATCCAGCGTGTTAAGGAGCGTGAAAATGAGCGTGTATAAGAAACTAGAGGCTATCCAAAAGTCCCTAAAGGCACCCAAGGGTCAGATGAACAAGTTTGGTGGCTACCGTTACCGTTCTTGCGAGGATATTCTGGAAGCCGTTAAACCTCTGCTAGACGGTGCTGTGGTTACCCTGAGCGATACCATCCGAGAAGTTGGTGGTCGTGTTTATGTGGAGGCTGAGGCTACTTTTGTGGACGGTGAAAACAGTGTCACTGTTACAGCATACGCTCGTGAGGCAGAAACCAAGAAAGGAATGGATGAATCGCAAATTACTGGTGCGGCTAGTAGCTATGCAAGAAAGTATGCGCTGAACGGTTTGTTCTTGATCGACGACACCAAGGATGCCGATGCGACCAACGTAGGAGAGCCACAGGACGTTTCTGTGGCGATCAAGGGTGTTATGTCAGCCGAGTCGCTAGATGCGCTTAAAGCCCAGTTTACAGCCGCCTACGCTATGTTTAAGAGTGATAAAGACGCATTAGCCAAGATTAATGCGGCTAAGGATTCTCGCAAGAAGGAGTTGACCGATGTTTGAGCAAGGATTGGATGAATGGTTTGCCGCCAGAGCAGGGAAGGTGACAGCTTCACGTGTCGCCGATGTGCTGGCCAAAATTAAAGAAGGGGAGTCAGCTAGCCGTAAAAACTACAAGGCTGATTTAGTGGCAGAGCGCCTAACAAAGCAAAAGACATTGGGGTTTAGTAGTACAGCTATGCAGTGGGGTGTAGAAACAGAGCATCAAGCTAGAGCTGCATATGAAGTCACAACAGGTGATTTTGTTGAGCAGATAGCGTTTGTAGACCACCCTGCCATTGTTAACTTTGGCTGTAGCCCGGACGGGTTAGTAGGTGATGACGGGTTGATAGAGATAAAGTGTCCCAACACGGCTACGCACCTAGAGTACCTAGAAGCAGACGCGCCACCCAAGAAGTACTTTATCCAGATGCAAGCACAGATGTCTGCAACTGGTCGCAAGTGGTGCGACTTTGTCTCGTTTGACCCTAGACTTCCCGACGGTCTTGAATTGTTAATTGTTAGGGTAAACCGCGATGACAAGTACATCAAAATCATGGAAGATGAAGTTAGTAAGTTTTTGCAAGAAGTAGACAATAAAGTCGAATCGTTAACGAAAAGGAATGACAAATGAGCGTTAAGTACGAAGTGATCGCAAGCACCGGAACCTACACAAACAAGCAGGGTGAGGAAAAGAAACGGTGGCTAAAGTGTGGGGTTGTGATGGAGACCAAGAACGGCGGGCTGGCCATGAAGCTAGAAGCTGTCCCAGTCGGGTCTGATGGTTGGTTTACGCTGACAGAGCCAAAAGAGTACGAGCCTAAATCATCGCCTAGAAATGTGGCTGATATAGATTCTGACGTGCCTTTCTGATGCCAGCGAACGAAAAACAGGTTGGTGGCAACCACTACCAATCGGCTATCCAGACTTGGGACTACATCCTGTCCCATGATCTGGGTTTCTTGGAAGGCAACATAATTAAGTACGTCACCCGCTACCGCAAAAAGAATGGGGTGCAGGATCTGGAGAAAGCCTTGCACTATCTCAACAAACTGATAGAAGTGGAACATGCTCGACTACAGCACACACACACTGAAACTAACTGCCCTGATGAACCGGATGAAAAAGCAGTTGCTGAAAAACAACATAGATCAGGCCCACGAAACGTCTTTGGAGATGCAGGCAGAGTGCAAGCTGTTAACGAATGCGATCAAGCATTTATTCCCCGAAAACTTGGAGACATAATATGAAATACATTGCCTGCGCTAGTTTCTTTATCATCTTAGGGTGGGTAATCTTGTTGCTGATGGCTATCGAAAATGGATGATATCCGAGCCTATGAAAAGCTAATAGCTGCTGTTGTTGCTTCCGCTGTTGCAGATACCTTTCTACCGCCTTTGGATACCGAGCACGGGTTAAAGCTACAGGAGGACGTGGCTTCAGCCTTTGAGTTTATCTACGAGCACGGTGGCCCGTGGTTAGAGATGATAGACATAGACCCCATCGCCTTTAAAAACCAAATGGACAGACAGATGTATAGCGTTACTGATGCCAATATCTTTAAACCGAACGCGCAAAGGGGATTTGAGATAGACGACAACAAGCGCAGAACGTTCAAAATTAACTATCAATTGTGGAATAAAGAAAAAGTTGCCCGCCTTAGCCTTGTTACCACAGAGTAACGATAATGCAACGTACAATACTTCGCCTCACCGCAGACAGGTCTCGTGTCATCGAAATGATAGCACAAGCACCAGATGGCTACGTGGTGGAGATCAGGCAGACATCTCGGACGCTTGAACAAAATGCGCTTTACTGGACGACTGTTCATGAGATAGCGGAATCTATGCGTATAGATGGCAAAGCGTTTACACCACAAGTGTGGCACGTTTACTTTAAGCAGCGGTTCCTGCCAGGCAAGATTATTGAGCTACCAAACGGGCAGCTGATGGAGTCAGACCCTAGCACCACCGATCTTACAAAAGAAGAATTTACAGACTTTATCAACAGTGTGTTACTTTTTAAGGAAGAAAACCAATGAGAACAATATTAGCCCTAGTGTTGACTATGTCGTTTACGGCAGCACACGCCGCCTGCACCACCCAGATATTTATGGTTGGTGGTAAGACAACCATCTGCAATACCTGCTGTAATGGCACATCTTGCACAACGATCTGTAACTGATATGCATATTCGATATTTAATCATCAGGCATATTAAGCATAAAGGCGCTTGTTATGTCAAGGATATTGCACAAGAGTTTTCAGCAACTAAGTCTCGTATTACTTACCACCTTAAAATACTAAAATACGAAGGCAGGATACACATATCAGAATGGAAATCAGATACCGGTGGCACACCACGAGCGCTATGGTCGATGGGCAACAGCCCCGATGCAGACAGACCTAGTGCTAATCAAACTAGACACATGCGAAGAAAATTATTAACCATCATCAAAATTCAACCGGACATTGCATCATCATGGCTACAGCAACAACCCTACCAAGTGGTCAGGAAGTACATACGGATTCAGAGGAGTGGAGGGCTTGGTGTGAGGCAAAACACGTCTGCAAGCTACCGGACAGAGACAGCAGACAGCGGTACATAAACACCATCCGCAGGGTTCGTGGCGATCAAGCAGCAAATGACTTACAGGAGAATGTTCGTGTCGCATGGAACCTACAGAAGTCCTAAGTTGCTAAAGCTAGTAAGAGAGGTGCCGGAGTGTATGTCCTGTGGGAATTACAACGATGGGACTGTGGTCGCCGCCCACTCTAACCAGTTGCGAGACGGTAAGGGCAGAGGCATAAAAGCTCAGGACTATAGGATAGCGGCTATGTGCAATATTTGTCATATGGAGCTTGACCAAGGCAAGAACCTGAGTAAAGCAGAACGTGTGGAAATGTGGGAAGAAGCACACCGAAAGACAATAGGCTGGTTATTTGAATCTGAAAAGGTAAAGATATGAGCATAAGAGATCGTTTGGTTAACTGGTCGTTTGCAGTGCAAGGTAGCACAGCACCCCAAGGCCCAGATACTTGTGCCAGTGCCGAACGGTTTTACATACCAGAGTCAGGAGACGTGTGGGGCGACGATACGGAGGACAGGATAGAGCCTGACCTGTTAGACGCAGAGCTAGTAGAAAAGTGCGTGTGCGAGCTTAACGCCACTCTCAGGGCTGTTATCAAGGCTAGATATATCAGCTTTCCATACGAGTCAGAGTATTACTGTAGTCACCGAGTACGCATGAACTATAAAAAATTTA